TTTTTATCAGCTTTTTTGTAAATTTTTTTGCCGATAAATTGATAAACTTTTCCGCTTATATATTTATCTTCTTCTATTTTTAACCATGTCAGACCTTTATTATTCTTAACATACTACACAACATTCATACATTCATTTATTTATATATACATACATATATCTATATATCCATATATACATATACTATATTGCCGGGAAAAACCCGAAAAACGCCTAACGTGTGTGGGTGGGGATTTTTTGGGAAAATTTTCGTACTTTAAACCACAAAACTGCACCGCGCTAAAGTACTAACACACTACCACACTAACACGCTAAAGTGTTACGCTTTACAGTGTTAAAGTCTGCCCTCTCTGAGCCGAAAAATGCAAAAAGGCGCAAGGAGATATTTCTCCTCACGCCCTAAGTTTATCAGATTTTTATTTACTTGTCAATCCTCTTTTTTGTTCTCATCTATCCATTCCTGTGCCTCCTTTTCGGTTGGAAAGTAATGGGGAATCCCTTTATCGTCCCATACTGTCGCCCCGTTTTGCGTGATTTGAATTTTCATAATTTTATGCCTCCTGTTTTTGTTTTTGTCCTCTTGGACTGTCTATATATTACCAGATACAAACCCGTTTTTCAATAGTCATTTTCAACAAAAATTTAAAAATTTTTTAGCTATTTTGCCCACTTACTTTATTACTTTACTTAACTAAAGTTTTTGGGCATTCTCTCACCTCCCTAGCCCCTTCTCGGAGTAGTCAAGTACAGTATAACATTATTAGCTGGTTTTGTCAATAGGTTTTTGAAAGAATTTTTTCTTTTACGGTTTAGTGTGGTAAAGTTTGGACACAAAAAAGAAGGGGCCTTGTGTGGCTCCTTCTTTTTTACTTAGAAATCTTAGTTACACCTAAACCAGCGAAGCCAACACGAAAATTAGGCCCTAAACAATCGAACCGCCGCCCGTTATAAATAAACGGCTTGCCATTGTTAAACCGTCTAAAAATCTCTGCTTGCTTGTTGGTAATCTTCCGGGTGCCGCAGTCGAAAGAGTTCAAAAAAGAAGCGGACCAGTCAGAAACATGGGCAAGAGTCTTGACAGATAGAAAATCGATTTTGTTTTGAAGTCTACCGTACTCCGCAGTAAGTTCATTAGCCTTGTGAGTCAGTCTGTCAAATTCTTCGCCGCTCATATTCTCGTCATCAGTTAATTCGTCCTTCAGCTCTGCCACTCTGGTTTTCATCTCTTCAATAGTCATTTTATTTGCCTCCTTGTTTTGTTTCCCTTGCTATGGTTATAATATACCACACCTTACAGCGTTTTGCAATAGTCAAATTATACAAAAACTCAAAAAATTTTTAGACGTTTTGACTATTGCAAAAGCAACAAAATAATGGCCTATTTTAACGATACCTATATAACGCATTTTAAGGCCGTTTGCCGCCCTTCCAGCGTTAGACGTGAAAACATACGGCAGACAATATAGAAGCGCTTACAGGGCCATTTCTGATTGATTTTTATAGGGGATAGGCAAAAAGAAAAGAGGCCCGGGGGCCTCTAATCTTCGTCCATATAAGCGACACTGTAAAATGTACATCCTCCGTGCTTTTCTCCTTGTTCGACTAACCAGCATTCTAATTCATATTGCTGTT